AATAAACAATTGCCGTATTCTTTGCCAGCCTGCATTAAAACGTTGGAATACATATCTAAGCTGGGTTTTCCTTGATACTCAGCTATGACTTCCATTGTATCCAGCTTTATGATGTGGAAAACGGAATAGTCTGCTCCATCGCCCCTCGCAACATCGGCAACGAGAAGGTAGGTGCATTCGGGATTATATTCTTCCCAAATCCACATGTTTCTGTCAAAACTTGTTCTATACTTGGGATCTTTAACGTTAGTTTCTACCCATGCAATATCATCTGGGTGAATAACAGTCTCGCCCGAAGTATTAAAGTTGCACTCTAATTCTTGCGCGATTTCCCTTCTTGACATATTTCTGGTTTCTTTCTCAAACCACTCCTGATCCCTATCGGGGTGTACGTCCCAAGGGAGATAGACGGGGTGAAAGTCGTTAGAGCCCTCCGCTGACTCGCTGTAGGTCTTATGAAACCAGTTTCCAACGCCATTTGGGGTCGAAAGTGCAATCACTCGCCCACCAGTTGAGATTGTAGGATATAAACCTGCCCAAAGCTCATCAAGGTTATCAACGTGGGCGGCCTCGTCGATGACCAACAAAGAAAGGGCCTCTGAACGTCCTGCATCGCCAGACGTTGAGGCTGCTTGAATTTGAGAACCATTCGAAAGCTCAAAAGAAGCTCGGTTATCAATTGAAATTTCTGCGATAAGAAGAAACTCTGGCACATTCTTCATGATGGCCTTTACCTTCTTAACCAAGTTGGCTGCTGTTTTAAATTTGGTTGCCATGACAAGGATGTTCTTATCTCTATGAAAGAGCATCATCCAAACGATGTAGGCGCCTGCGATTGTTGAGATGCCTAGCTGTCTGGCTTTAAGGATTACATTAAATCGGTAATCATTGAAGTCCGTCAAGAGGTCAGTCTGATAATCATAGGTTTTGAACGGAATAAGACCCTTGATTGGATGTGAAATTCTTGCATAATTATTCACAAAGTAATTCGGATCTTTTCCACACTTTAGTATCTCAGCTACTATTTCCTTTTTGGATAGTGTGTATGACATTTTTTATTCTTTGGCGAATCCGCCTTCTTTTAGGAACTTGTAATAATTGACAGCAAGAGGATCGGTAATTCCTTCACCAAGAGTCGTTACATTCTTCATCCCGCCAATTTTATAAAGCTTGTGCGCGACGACGAAGGTTCTAACTCTGCTTGTATTTTGGACGAGGCACTGAGCCTCTCCTTGGGGAGAAAGAGATAAGGATTTGCCTGTAATTGATTTGTATTCTTTCTTTAAAAAGCCTGCAATTGCCTCAAGTCTTCTTTCGCACTCTTCTTCGAACCCAACGGCATACACCGAGGATAGAGCGACGTTTGCCTCATAGTTGATTTGGAGCATATCGCCAATAATCTTGACACCGAACCCGTCAGAAACGCGACTGTCAACAATTGGGCAACCCTCTTCTCGACTTAGGCCGATCTCCTTGGCGTCT